AAGTAGTAGACTTCGAGAGCCTGAGCCGGCTCGTCGGTCGTCTTAAACATATGATACTCATTGGGAGCTACGGATGTGTATTGACCCTGAAAGAGAGTCGTCGTATCTACGAGATCGTAGTCGTTCTTGTGTACCTCGATGTGGAGCTTTCCTTTGATCACATAGAACATGTTGTACTTGAACTCGTGTTTATGTAACGAGCATTGTGATCTCGGATTGATATCGATGCGATGAACCTCGACCATCGATGTCGTCAGCAGGGTTTCAGTTGTTCCCCAGATCTTTCCGTGCTTCATCGTATAATCGCTTCTCTTTCATCTTACGAACTAAAAACATATCCCACGATTCTCCCGGATTACCGATCGTAGGTAGCTTATCAAATACATTATAAGTCAGTTCTTCTTCTTTGTCAACAAGTGCCATCGGTTTACTTTACACCCAATGAATTCGTTGTAGTATTGGTCTGGATACAAAAGACAGTCAGACTCAAATTGTAGCTTCGCTTCATAATAACTCATCTCCGCTTTCTTCTTACATAAACGTAGTATCTCACGGTGGAAGTTTTCTCTTCCTTTCTCTTCTACGAGTAACTTCACTGACTCGCTCGAACCGTAATAGTCCTGCCAATCAGTCTCGATGATCTTTGTGCGCCTTCTCTTCTTACCCTTGAGTGGCGGCATTCTTCTTTTTGATATGAGGCCTTTCTTACCAATGTACTTCAGGCCGTTAGATTTGTCTGTAATAACATAAACAAAACCGACGTAATCGCCTATCATTTCACTGGTGAATGGTTCATCATTATAGTACCAAGTCATTCATACTCGTCATCATCTGGGTCTGTCCACCCATTATATATATCATCTACCTCGTCTTCTTCTTCATCATCTTCATCCCAGAATAGATCAGCACCACAGAACGGACAATATGCTGGCTCATTCTCTTCTTCATCAAATCTTATATCAAAATCTGCGCCGCAATCGTCGCATACTATGTGTTGCCTGACCTTATCCATGCTTATTCCTTATGTGGCCCACACTTCATTCCAATCACCGGTCAGCGCACCCTTTGCATAGTCGGTGGCTCGGTTCTCAAAGAAATTAGTGTGCGTTGGTGCGTTAATCATTTCTTCCACCCAAGGAAGCGGATTCTTCTTCACCTTAAAGATCCCTTTCAGACCCATCGATATCAGTCGACGATCTGCAATATATCTGATGTACTTTTTCAGCTCTGAATCACGCAAGCCCTTTACTGGACCCATGCTGTAAGCAAGGTCGATAAACTGATCCTCGAGCTCAACAATCTTTGTGCACACTGAATAGATCTGACCCTTCGTTGCATCATTCCATACCTGACGATTCTCTTCAACGTATGTACGGAACAATTGAATTACGCCTTCGGCATGTTGTGTCTCGTCGACGATTGACCAAGTAACGATCTGACCCATACCCTTCATCTTGCCGTGACGAGGGAAGTTCAATAGCATAACGAAAGACGCAAAGAGTGCAAGACCCTCCGTAAATGCTGAGATGGCCGCAAGCTTCACGGGTAGAGCAACACCATTGTTTACCTTCTTTACGAAGTACTCATGCTTTTCACGCATGACATCGTATTCCATAAACTCGTTATAGGTCGACTCAGGCATGCCGAGCGATTCAATTAAGTGCGAATATGCAGCAATATGCAGAGCTTCACGAGCTGCGAACGACGAAAGCATCATCCGTACTTCAGGCTGTGGAAACTCAGGCAGATAGTTCTTAACGTATCCACCGGCAACATCGATATCGGCCTGTGTAAAGAAACGAAAGATCTGAGTCAGGAAATACTTCTCTTCAGTCGACAGATTATTCTTCCAATCCTTTACGTCCTCAAGCATCGGAACTTCGGTATGTAACCAATGAGACTGTTCATGTTTCAACCATCTATCATAAGCCCATGGATAGTGAAAAGGTTTGAAGTAGTCTCTTTCGTCCTGAAGCTTAAGATTATTGGCCATCGTAGTATTCCTTTAGTCCTGTGTATCCTCCCTCGAGAAGTTCACCATCGATGAAGATCTGAGGTACTGTTCGTAAGTTATATTCTTCCATGAGTCCCGATGCTTCCATCACATCGAGTTCTTCATACTCTTGACCATGATCTTGTAGGAGCTTCTTTGCTTGGTCACAAAACCAACAAAAACATCCCGTTACGATTTTAACGTTCTTCATACGGCACTCGCAATTCTGCACCGTAGTGATTCTGCAACACCGATAGTTTTTCCTCTGCATCCGCAAGGGCTACCACCTGTGTATCAATGGCTTCGACTAGATCCGGATGCTCTCCGATACCCACCGACGATCTTACATAAACGTCAATGTTAGCCTTTGCTTTCAACATATCTGCTTCATACTTTGCTTCCAAAGCTCTTAATAAAGTGCTCATATTATCCCTCACACGCTAAACATTCTTCGCCGGCTGCGATAGCCGTCATGTCGATTTCCTGAATGATCTGTCTTTCGATTCGTTTCGAGACACGATCTGCTTTTCCAATTTTTTCGGAACGACAGTAGTACATCGTCTTCAACTGTTTCTTCCACGCCAAGAAATGAACTGCATGCAGATACGAAATATTCGCATCCGGTCGGAAGAATACGTTAAGAGATTGTGATTGGTCGATATACTCCTGACGATCAGCGGCATGCTCAATAACCCAACGCTGATCAATTTCCATTGCTGTTTTATATATATCTTTCTCGTATTCTGACAAGCATTTGAGATGCTGAACTGAACCATCATTCGCAATGATGGTTGACCAAAGCTTATCGTAGTCCAGTGAACTATCTTCTTCACATTTTTGTTTCAGAAGTTTGTCGAGATACTTATTCTTGTTTAGAAAGGCACCGCTAAGAGTATCCTGACGGTAGGCGTTAGCTCGCCAAGGTTCAATGCTGGGGGATGTATTTCCCATGATGATCGAAGACGAGGCGTTCGGAGCCACTGCCATGACATGACTACATCTCCGCCCGGTCCCTTTCGCATCTGGAGCTTCTCCTCGTTCTTCTCCAAGTCTGAGATTAGCCTCGTCAAGCCCTCTTCGGATATGCCTAAACATTTTGATGTTAACGGATTTTGCAAGGGCAGATTCCCAGGGCATTCCACGTCTTTGGAGATAGGCATGGAATCCAAGAGCTCCGACACCAACTGACCGTTCGCGTTGTGCGGAATAAACAGCACGAGAAACACTATCAGGAGCGTCAGCAATAAACTTTTCCAAGACGTTATCCAACATCTCGAGGACATCATCCAGGAACTGTTTATCTTTTGACCACTCATCGAAGTATTCTAGGTTTACTGAGGATAGACAACAGACTGCTGTTCTTTCCTTGTTAGTCGGTAAAATAATTTCAGAACAAAGATTAGACTGGTGAATCTTCAGATCTCGTTTCTTCAACCACGTAGGAAGTCTGCGGTTCGATTCATCGATAAAGTGTAGATAGGGTTCACCCGTCTGCATTCGCATTTCAAGGATACGTTGCCAGAGATCACGCGCTGATACGGTTTCCCGTACAACGCCCGTATGTGGATCCTTGAGTTGCCATGAATCGTCGAACTCAGGATCGGTCATACAGGACTCAAGCACCTGCATAAACTCATCAGAGATATTTATACCATGATGCAAATTAAGACAACGAAAGTTTTGATCTCCCGTTGGTTTTCTCATCTCAAGAAAGAGTAAAATATCGGGGTGAGATATATCCAGATAAGCAGCGTAAGAACCACGACGAGTACGGCCCTGACGATAAGCGAGAGAAGAGGCATCATACATTTTAAGATGAGGCATGACACCAGTAGACTTATCATCAGCGCTACGAATTCCAAAACCAATTCCAACTCCTCCACCTAGCATCGATAGCCAGTTCGTCTCCGAGAGATTTTCAACCAGACCTTCCGCTGTATCATTAATGAAATTGAGATAACAACTAATAGGAAGACCACGCTTAGAACGACCATAGGATAGGATAGGAGTACTATAACTAAGCCAATGCTTGCTGACATAATCGTACAGCCGCTGAGAATGATCTGTATCAGATCCGAATGTTTTTGAAACATATGCAAACCTTTCCTGTGGTGATATCTCTTCCTCTATCATATATGATTCTTTAAGTCGCATCGTGCCAAGATCATCGAACAATGCGTCACGATTTGGGTCAATAGTAATGCCCATATGTTCCATAAACGTCTCCTAGTATAGATGTAAGTACGTGCTGAGTAAGTACTTATATGTGTTTGCTTTCTTTAATTTATTACCCCGATGCGGATGAGTCCAGTAAGGAGGGAACATGACAACGCTTCCCTGCTTCGGTTTGATACTCATTCCCTGCATCGGAAAATCTGTCTCTCCGCCCTCTTCGACATCGTTCAGGTACCAGAAGATTGCGAGATACCTCTGCATACTTTGATCATCATTCGCGTCTATGTGCAGATCGAACCAGTCTCCCTCATCGTAGGCATACTTCTTGATACGAAAATCTTCGAGCTTTGTAATCTTATCGTGTATGTGATTGAAGTATCCGGAACCGTACCCCTCAACGTAGCGATCTACAGCAGATCGAGTAAAATCGATTAAAGTCTTATTAGGCTGTAGTGTAACCTGAGTGAAACGTGGCACGTCAACGAATCTTTCTTTCGCATCGATGCAGTCTTCGTAGTAATTCATTAGTTCCGCACACAGTTCTCGATCCATATGATTTTCTATAGTGTAGATCATATGACATCATCCAACATAGGAAGCACCTTGGCGATCTCAACCGCGCATGCTTTTGCCACTTCCATATGTTCCTTCTGTGTTCCGTTCGCACTTCGCAACTCGATATAATGAATCCAACTGCGAATGGTACCGTTCATATACATACGAGACATCGTCAGCCCTTCTGGTAATACTGCACGAGCCTGTTCCTTTGCAATACCCTTTGCGATTGCCCACTGATATGCCTGTCTTGCATCTTCAATCAACATATCCTGTAGAGTATCCCACTCGTCCTGAAGCTTTGGGTCATCTATCTCTACGCTGTTCTGACGATTCTTTTTATCCTGCAGTCGAGCTTCTCTCTTTACGAACTCAAGATCCTTGGTAGGATCAGCATATCGCTGACTGAATTCTTGAAACGAGAAAGACCGGTGACGTAGGATCTGACGAGCAATGTCACGAGTCGTTTCAATCTCGAGGCACACACTCGCCATCTCGAAAGGAGACCAATGCTTATGTTTGATAAGATACTTCAGCAGTTTGTCTGCTGTTTCTTTGTTGTCTTGATTGCTTGGATTGGATACTCTGGCTGCATATGCGATAAGATCTTGTATATTTTTTTCCGGAAAAGTCTTTACCCATATTTCCCCATCTTTAAATTCAACTTCGCGTTCTGGTCCGATCGGTGCGCGAGAATGAGATATGAGACGCACCTGCATTAGCATTTACTCCAAGCATTCAGTTTAAGGCGTAGGGACAAACCCGAATGGGTATTTGTATTTATTAGATCTTCTACTTCCGAGATGCTCTTTCCAGCAATTATCATTTCATTAATATCCTTTTCATCCATAGTATCGGGCCAGACACACATCTTCCATCCATCAGCCATAGCATTCTTCATAATCTTAACGATCTCATGAGATCTTGGTTGATTGTCGAATACAAGAGTAGTGTTTCCCTTTGGTATCTCGTTCTCAATTCTAGTAAGATCTGCATTACCTGCTGCTACGGCATTGGTAAGAAACATGCTATCGAGCGGACCCTCGGTAACGTAGACCTCTTTGGTCGTATCAACATTATTAAGATTGTACACCATTGGCTTCATTTTGTCAATACGAAGCGTGACATATCTCATTCTATCCGTTCTATTACCGCCGGGATTATCAACAGCTCGAGCGGTAACACCGACTAGATTGTTCTGACGATCATAGAATGGTATGATGATACGCGGTTCTTCGAATGTAATTATCTGATCGTAGTCAGGACAGAGCTCAGTCAGCTTCTTCGTTTCGTATGCAAAGTATATGTTCGACCATTTGTCATGAGGTAACTTACGGCTTTCGAGATACCTTACACCTATGTTATGATTTGGAAGTTCGCTTACCTTATCGAATAAGCGATCAAGAGGAGACTTTTCTTCGAACTGAGGAGTGAAGTTTTGAAACTCAACCTTAGCATGTGGCTTTGCAGCGTTACCCATATCAAGACCTTCGGTATAACGCTCGAGTTTATACTGGTCAAAGATGCTAGGATTTACAACCTTAATGAGATTGCCGAGTGAAGTACCAACACCGCAGTTATGACACTTATAGAATAGACTATTGCTTTTAGTAAACAGATAGCCACGGGCTCTATTCTTATTCTTCTTACTGTCACCACAAATGGGACAACGGAAGTTAGCAAGAAAAGGATTTTGTGTTTTTACTGTATATCTTTCCAGTTGGATGGAAAGCATGTTAGCATACTTAATATCAATCCACAACATAACTTAACTCAATTGCAATGGGCTCAATACCCATTATACCATGATAATCAAAAATGTAAATAAGTTTAGCTGAAAAACTCGCTGATCTTACCCATCTGAGCAACCAGAAATCCTACAGCAGTTGCCATACCTACAACGAGCCATCTCCACTTTTCGAGCTTCGAGAGTCTTTCGTTGACCTCAGCGTGCTGCTTTCTGTTTTCATCTCGCAGCAAACGAAACTCATCGGTGATATCTCGTTTTAAGTCGCTTATTCGTTGGTGTAGTATCTCACGCTGTTGTTCTTGATTCTCAAGACGCATCTCATGCACAGCGAGCATCTTATCGACCGATGTACTTACTTCGGTAAGTCGATCTATAGCGATGTCAAACTTCTCGGCAAGAGCCGATACGAGTTCCATATCACGCTTAAGTATTTCTACATCCGTTTTAACTTGGCCATTCTCCGGCATTCTTATCCCCAGTCTGGAAACTTTACTTTCTCACCATTCTTAAAACCACAATCACAGACTTTACAGCCACAGGGTTGAGTCTTATCAGACATTCCAACGCCAACTTCTACACAACACATCGGTGCATAGCAGTGACATCGATGACCACAATTTGCGCAATATCTTTCCTGACTCAGCATATAGTTATTTATAAATAAGAAGTAGCCACACTCGGCTGCCAACCAAGGAGCTCTCATGGGAAAGAATTTCATAGGGGCTGTTACTTTGGTTATGTTAGTTTCGATTTTTTCAAGTACAGCTCTTGCGCAAACAAATACGGTATCGACTGTTACAAGTGGAACCGTCACTGTAGACAAAACACCACCAACAGCATCGGCTCCGTCGATAGTGGTAAATAACTCTGATGTATGTAAGTCAGCATTCAGTGCTGGTGTACAAACACAGATACTCGGTATCGCATCAGGCGTTACCATTACAGACAAAAACTGCGAAAGATTAAAGCTCGCTCGCTCTTTATTCGGTATGGGAATGAAAGTTGCTGCAGTATCCACTCTATGT